GACACTTACACGTTGAAACAAATAAAATAACTAATATTGAAGAATTCAATAGAACAGTAAATTTATTTTATGTTTACATATCTTCAATTGATAGAGAACTTGTTAGACCTGTATTTTCATTGTTTACACCGTCATTCAATTCTTTTGAAAAAATATTAAGAGTGTATTCTAGTTTAAAAAATCAAACTCTTAAACACTGGGAGTGGATAATTATCGACGATTCTGTAGGTGATGACAATTTTGAGTTTTTAAAGAAAAAATTTTCAGATGATAGTAGGATAAGAATTTTCAAAAGATTTAAAAATAATGGCAGTATTGGTAGCATAAAAAATGAAACAATTGGGTTATGTCGTGGAAAGTATCTTTTAGAGATGGATCATGACGATGAACTATTACCATGGGTTCTAGAAGACTCTGCCAAATTATTTGAAAGTGATAATGAAATAGGTTTCATTTATACAGATTGTTCTTTTGCAAATGAAGATGGAAGTACTCATTTTTATGGGGATTTTCTTTGTAAAGGGTATGGTTCTTATTATTCACAAAAACATAACAACAAATGGGTACTAGTGTATAATACTCCAAACATTAACAATATTACACTTAGTCACCTAGTTTGTTGCCCAAATCATCCAAGAATTTGGAGACGTGATGTTTTATTAAGATTAGGAAGTTATTGTGAATACTTACCGGTGTGTGATGATTATGAAATTTTACTGAGAACATGTATTGAAACAAAGACGGCAAAAATTCATAAGTTAGGGTATATTCAATATATGAATAACAATAATAATAATTTTTCTTTAATCAGAAATTCTGAAATAAATAGAATTGGACCACATTATATTAGTCCATTTTATTATGAAAAATTTGACATTCATCAAAAAATGAAAGATATAGATGCATATGAGGATGAAAAATATATAGAAAATTGTTCAAAAATTTATGAAAGAGATATCAACAACTATGAACACAAATATTGTAATAAAGTAATAAATTTCGACTATGATAATCAATATTGCATCATTGGCATTGACAGTTTAGTTCGTCATATGGAGACAATAAAAGAGTTGTATAAAAATGTAAGAAATGATTTTTTAGTTTTAGAAAGTAAAAGTTCGCTTGGTTACTTACAGCAAAAACTTGACCATTATGGTTTTGAACGAATGAAGTGTTATTCGCTCATAGGTTCATCAAAACAGTCATTGATTAATTATTTTATGTTAATGTATAAATCTGTACAAAACTATGAAATCATTGATGTTGATATTTATTTTACAGATTTCAATTCGAAATACGATAATCGTTTTGAAATTATAAATAGTTTAACTAATAAAAATTCATCATATTTGGAAATAGGAGTAGAAAATGGATTTACGTTTAATAATGTTCATTTTGAAAATAAATTAGGCGTTGATCCTGACCCAAAAATGAATTTTAATTTAGATAAAATTATCAAATCTACGTCTGATGAATACTTTAAAAATAATAATAAAATATTTGACGTTATATTTATTGATGGTATGCATCAAGTGGAATATATATTAAATGATGTCAATAACTCAATCAAGTATTTACATGATAATGGTCTGCTATTTATAGATGATATACTGCCTTTCAATTATAACGAACAGTTAAAAATACCAATCAAACATTACTATGAAAATGGTATATTAAAATATGGCGAAGCATGGACTGGAGATGTATGGAAAATAATTTATTTTATTCTTCAAAATTTGAGTGAAAAGGTTAGTTTCAGCTATTACTCAAATATAAACTATAGAGGCGTCGCAGTATTTGAAATAAAGGAAAAATTTGAAATAGACAAAAATAATATTGAAATCATAAATAATTATGATTATTTTAAAGAGTTTAAACATTATATCCATTTGATAGATTCATTCAACACATTGTCAACACAACGCATCATGCAAAAGTAATTCAAAATGGTTGTTAGTTATTGACTGTGTGTCGGTGTGTCGTTAGATTGAAGTAGTTTGGTTTCAAAGAATTCAAGAGCATTTGATATTGCTTGATCCATGTTAAAGTATTTATAATTTGCCAATCTTCCTACGAAATAAACACGATTTTTTTCTTCTTCTTTTTCAGCGAGCTCTTTGTATTGACTGTATAAGCCTATATTTCTTGAATTTGGAACAGGATAGTATGGGTCACCTTTATCAGATGATGTTTCTACTACAATGACAGTGTCTTTTGACTGTTGATTTAAAAAATGCTTGTATTCCACAATTCTAGTGAATGGAACATTAACTTCGGGATAATTTACAACTGAAGTTGGCTGATAGTAATTCATATTTTTGAATTTTTTAATTTCAAAATTTAAACTTCTGTATTCTAATTTATCTAAATTTGCATCACCAAAGTATTCATCTATGGGTCCAGTAAAAATAATTCCATCAAAGATTGAGATATCATTCTTTTTTTTATAACTCTCATAGTCGCAATTAAGATGAACGCTGATATTTGGATGATTCAACATGTTATTTATAAATTTTGTATATCCGTCCTTAGGTAAACCTTGATACTTATGATCAAAATATCTGGTGTCAAATGAATTTCTTATCGGAATAGTTGCTAACACAGACTTGTCTAACTCATGCGGATATTTATTCCACTGCTTAAAAGTATAATTTGAAAACATTTTGTCATATAAAATATTTCCCACCCGAGACTTACACATTTCTTCGCTATTCGTAATTTTTTCATATTTTATTTGATTTAATTTTAACCATTCATCCATTTCATTACTATTTTGTATTGTCTCATTGCATAACACATTAACAGTAGTAATATTTACAGGAACGGGTACAAACTTATTTTCAACACAGGACAAAACGCAGTGTTCCCATCGAACCCACTCACTAAACGAATTGATATATTTCCAAATTTTTTCACTATTTGTCCTAAAAATATGAGCTCCATATTTACACATTAAAATTCCTGTTTCCTCATCAATATAGTCATAACAGTTTCCTCCGATGTGTTCACGTTTGTCTATAATTACCACTTTTTTATTCAAAACATTTGATATTCTTTCAGCTATTGTTACGCCGCTTAAACCACAACCTACTATTAAATACATAATACATATATACCATTTTATGTATTTAATTCCTTATTTTTCTTATTGCATTTGATTACATTAATATATTTATTACATAAATTCTAAATTTTTTAAAAGTCTTTCTCTATGGGCTTCAAACTCAGAATCATTTATAATTTCATCTATTAGTTTACGCCCTTCATATTTTTTATTTATATACGAACAGCATACCGCCAAGTTGTCATTGATATATTTTCCATAACTGTATTTATTTACAAACAACGAATATTTATTTTTAACCATGTCATAATTAAAACTTTTTGCTTTGATAAAATAATCATATGCGACAGGATGGTCGCCTTTATGAAAATAATAATTTCCAATAATCATATAAGGTTCAGATCTGTCGTTAAATATATTTACTGCCAGTTCAAACTGTTCTTTTATTTGTGTTTCATTATGATGCAATGCTATTCTACATTGCATTAGTCTTAAATGACTTTCAAAAACCTCTTCTACCCAGGTATTTTTTAACTTGGTGTATAAATTATACCATTTAAATGCACTTACATAATCTTTATAGTCAAAATAGCTTTGTCCTGTATAGAAAATAGAACGGTTTACTAATCCATACGGGTCTTCATACAGTGAATCAAAAAACTGTTTTTCTAATTTTTCAGCATCTTTCAAATACTTTTGTGGATCAAATGATCTGAATCCCCTCTCGTTTCCATCAACCCATACATTATCTGTGACAAAACATGATGAATATTTTACATTTTTATTGTCTAAACAAATAATAATATTATGTGCTACACCTACATATTTCCATTTCAACCTGTTATTATATAAACTACTAGCCAACCATTCAGAATTTCCTCGTTTGTATGTAAAAAAAAATGCATCACTATCCTGTTTTTTCAACATATTTCTATCAAAATTACCACACAACCAATCATCTGCGTCTAAATGTAAAACATAGTCAGTCAAATTGTACGCTCTCTCAAACATTAAAGATTTATTTACATCAAAGCCTTTCCATTCATCAATATAAAGTTCTCCAGGAATATTCTTCTCTGCAAAAAAATCTTGAATAATCTTGCACGTGTTATCCGTTGAACCTGTGTCACATATTACCCAGTAGTCAATATATTTATATACACTTTCTAATGTCTGTTTTATTACATGTTCTTCATTTTTACACATTGATATAAAACATAGGCTTGGATATTCACTATTTACAGTCACCTTTTGTTTTTTTTTTGTTTCATACAAATGGATTTTCTGTTTTATAGTTTCTTCCATAAAATGAAAGTCTG